AAAAACTTATCAAGATTTTCTCAACACTCAGGTATACTTTGACAATGTGAGTTTTGACTAGAAAAAAACCTCGAACTCCGAAGAGCTCGAGGTCAAGTCATTTAAGACACCGTGTATTACAGATGTAATAAACATAGAAGCGCAGTAGTATGCCTCTATGCTATCCAACATCTGTAATACATTCAACAAGTATTATGGAGGCACATGGAAGCCAAACAAGTTCAACAAGTTACAAACCCAAACGATGTAGCAGGCACTCAGAGTTTCAGTATAGAAGTAGCCAAAAATCTTAAAAGTATGGAACTCGCAACCCTGATTCACTTCTTTCAAGGTGCTATAATCACACATAAGCGTCTAGAGAGGAATGAAAAAGAAGGAAGAACATGGAATTATTGTACTTACAAGAAGCTGTCAGGCATATTTCCTTTCTGGACTATCGAAGAAATAAAATATAACATCGAAAAATTGATTCATAAAGGAATCCTCATCAAAGGAAATTTCAATCATAATCCGATTGATAAGACTAACTGGTATGCCTTCAAAGATGAAGCATTCTGGAAAGTAGAATTAAAAAATGGTTTACGAAAGGGAGAATTCCCTGTCGATAGGGAAAATTCCCCCACCAATACCACCTCTATAACAACACCTAGTGATAAACAATCACACCACCCATATCCCTCCAAACCTTCAAAACAACCAGCGGCTACCAAATGTGGTGTGATCTCAGAAAAAGATTCTGAAGGAATGAGCGAAGAGCAGCGCAAGACCTACCAATGGTTATGCGAGAATGCCCTTAAAACGGCCAAGGTTACACGAAAACGATGGTCGACCACATACGGTCTATCTAGGATAAAAGAATGCTACAGAGAGGCTTTAAAGAGGAATTCAAAAGATCCTTGGGCTTATGTCCATTCTTTGCTGAAAAAGGGCTCTGTTGTGCAGAATGATAGAATCGAGGTGAATAGGAAGGGCATAGAATCTTTGGCTGCTACAGGAAAGCGAGGCATCTTTGTAATAAAAGAACGTTTTGTTGAATGGACCTTGAACGGTAACAAACGAGATATCGATCTTAACTGGTTACCGGAAGATTTAGAAAAATTTATAAAGGAGAAATATGAATCAACAATCAGAAATCGATGAAATGACTACACAAGATAAGCTGGAACATATTTATAAATTATTAGAAAAAATTATAGAAAAAGAAATATTGAAGCAAACTCCTCCATCATCATTACAGCCTAAGGATAAACAATGTTATCATAGAATCTTGTATGATATTGGTTATTTCGTATTAAGCTCAGCAGATAAAATGGGATTTTCCTAAAGGAAAAATATGCACTTCACATTGAATCACACACCTGTGGCGCAACAACGCCCCAGGACAGTCTTCAAGTACAAGTCGGTAAAGACGTTTAACCCCAATGCAGAGGAAAAAGCTCTCAGGCAAACGCAAATCACCTATCAAATGAAAGACAGGAATCTTCATATGATCAAAGGCGTCCCGATCCATGCGACATTGGTGTTTTATATGCCCACGTCCAAAACTGTACGGAAGAAAAACACGAAAGCTCTTCAGGGCAAGTTTGCCTTTGGGACACCGAAAGATCTTGACAACATGCTGAAGTTCTACCTGGATGTGTTGAATAATATTGCAATCGATGATGATAAAAACATATGCTCAATACAGTGTGAGAAGCGATACGACTCGGAAAATCCTCGAGTTGAGATAGATCTGAAGCCTATTGGAGAAAATATGGTTAAAGAGCACGCAGCTACCGTTGTGGGCAAGTTATCAGAAGAGCAATTGGATTATATAATAAAGAAAGCAAACCGCCTAGGATGGTCTCAGAGATCCATTTCCAGAGTATTCACACGTGAAGATGATGAAGGCAGACATATCTTCTTCGACGTATCACCAATGCAAGAGCCAGATAAACCTTGACCATAATTATTACCAATATCATTATCCGATCGTAATTCACCTCAGAATTACTCCTTGCAACAAGTGGCCCAGGATCTAAAAAGTCCTGGGTCTTTCTTTTTTTATAAAAATTCTGGACTGTCTTTATAAAATAATCTACACTTCTTCCTAAATGGAGACTCTGATGTTAGCGCCACTATTAAATCGGGTAGTAGTTGAGATAGCAAAAGAAGACGAAGTTAAGACTTCCAGCGGACTGATTCTGCCGCCATCAGAAAAGAAGCGCTATCTCACAGGAATTGTTAAGGCAATTGGTTACGGAAAGTACAGCACAGACGGGTCTCTTATCCCAATGCACGTAAAGCCAGGCATGAAAGTCTCCTTTGATAAGGGAGCAGGCCGTGAATATGGTGAATCAACAAAACTCATAGAGTACCGTATCATGTTCGAAGATGAAATATGGGGCATTGAAGCATGATTGAATGTACCAAATTCAAATCACTCGCCAAGCCAGGATCATCACTACAAGGATTTGCAGACCTGTATATCGACAAATGGCAGCTAGAAATCTTTGGATGCACACTCCATATGAAAGATGGTAAGCGTTGGCTGAATCTCCCAAACAAAGAATATCTCGATGATCAAGGGGTAAAGAAATACGCTCCGATAATAAAATTCAAAACGAAAGATTTACAAGACACTTTCTCAGAAAAAGCAAAAGAAGCAATCGATAAGAAATGCGGACAATCAAACTTATTTCAATAAAGGGTATTAATGGAAGATGTATATAAGATTTCGATCACCTATAAAGACAACAATAAGCTAGATGTAAATATCCAGAAACAAGACATCTTACCATTCATGGATCGCTTAAAGAAGGGAGAAATCTTCTGGGCACACGATTCTAGTTTTGGCTTCTTTACAGATTATAAAGAAATTCGTTATCTTGAAATCACCAGGGTTGAAGAATGGCCGAAAGAAGATACTACAACAAAACAAGTATTAGAAGCGGTGATGGATTAGTTCTCCCAATTAAACTTGGTACAAGAATTGATAACAGAATCATTTCATACCAAGACGTTATGAAGGACAATGATGGTTGGGTAGATTCGATGGTCTATACTCCATACGAATTTGAAATAAGCATCCTTAAAATAGCTAGAGATGGTAGCATCATCCAGTTACCAGGATGGTGGTGTGGTAATAGCTGGGATGGTAGACACATTAAAAGGACAGATAAAATACTAGGATGGAAGAGAAAAAAAGAAGATCTATAACTTGGAGCAAAGAATTACGAAAGTTATCTCAACTTACTCCAAACAGCCTTAATCCACGTAAGATCGATAAACATAACCAAGAGCATCTTCAGTCATCAATTGAGATATTCGGGATGTGTGAGCCTATCGTTGTCAATCTAGACAACAAGATCATAGGTGGCCATCAACGCTACCAAGTTCTTAAGAAGATGAAAGTTTCGGAAGTCGACTGCTACATCCCATCTAGACAACTAGATTCGGATGAAGAAAAAGAACTAACCATCAGATTGAACCGTAACCAAGGTGAGTGGGACTATGAGATGCTTGGCAATGCTTTTGATCCTGATGCTCTTATTGACTATGGATTTACAATGGAGGATTTACATCTAGAAGAAATCCCAGGTTCAGATCCTACTGAAGACAGTCCAAAGAAAGGCGCCTCCATGATCATTAGCTTCAAAGACCCAGATCACCTACAAAAGGCGGAGAATCGTATCTCCACCATCATTGATGAGTTCCCTGGTGCAAACTATAAGGTAAAGGTATCTTGATTGGTAAGAGCTAGAGCTAGACTTAAAAAAAATTTACGACCAGAACTACAAACAAAATATAGTAAAAAAATCCCTATTGATTGGAATAAAGTAGATAAACTTGCTATTGCTGGATGTACTGGTGTTGAAATAGCAGCTAATATTGGTTGTCATCCAGATACTTTATATGAAAGATGTATTGCAGAGAATGGTACAACTTTTACAGAGTATTCTTATGCACAAAAGAGTCACGGCGATAGTTTATTAAGATCGAAACAATTATATAAAGCCTTAAATAAAGAAGGCGATAACACAATGCTGGTCTGGTTGGGGAAAAATAGACTAGCTCAACGTGATGACCCGAAGTCAACTGAAATATTCGACGGAAAACTTGCACAAGTGCTCGATTTGCTTATGAAGATTAAACCTGATTTATTTGAGAAAAAGGTAGATGGTAGCGCTGAAAAATAGAAATGATGAGTGGATATACATTCGATTAGCTAAGAATAAAGATATACTGAAAAGGAAAGTCAAAATCGAAGAGTTCTATAGAAAAAAGTATGAAGGACGGAAGCGTATAGCGAACAACTGCAAAAAACTATATAACGCCGCTCGTGATGATGTGAATATTACATTGGAATGTATAGAAAAGTTGCAAGAGATAATAAATAAGATTGAGGGGAATCTTCCAGAATCTTGAGTGATGCAATATGTTATAAGTGCCACAAATCATTCTACGATATCTGGGCACTAACTGGAAGAATATACGATGCCCATTCCTACAAAGATGTAACATTATGTAGTATGGAATGTGTTCAGAGCATGCAAATCTACGATACGTTTACAAAAAAAAGGAGAGATGCTAATGGAAAACTATGAAAATGAATTGAATGATCTGATGGATATTTTGACTGGAACCAAAGAACAGACAGATGAGCAATATGAGAAAGAGCTGAATTGTTTGGTTAGACAGATGAAATGCTTTATCAATGCATTTGAAGCTAAGAGAATCCTAGAACAGAAGATTGATGTACTTGCTGCTAAGATGAACGCTGATGAAGACGAATGTGACGAATGTGACGAATGTGACAGAACCTAGACGCTATTGGAAGAAGACGTTATACCTTCTTAAAGACATCCCCGATGATTTAGACGTAGAACAAGATATAGGCGTAGCTCGTACCCACACGAATGATATGCAGGTCTATTTAAAGGTGTATATGACAGACAAGGAATGGGAAGAGTATCAAGAGCAGGATATCTAAATGTCTTATCTAAGTAAGTATCAAGATAAGTATTATTTTTATCTTGCTGAATTTAATAAAATGACGGACAGGGTGCTGAGAGATCATCCATATCCTGAATACCACCAGTTCCTTGAAGAAAAAGATGACATTAGAAATGCTATCGATAAAAATATGTTATTAAGAATATTATTTTCTGCAATAAATAGATTAAATCACAGACAAAAATGTGTATTGCTGGAGCGATATGGACTCCTTGATGGAAAGCCAAAGACGCTTGAAGAGGTTGGCCTAAAGTTTAATGTTACGAGAGAACGTATCCGCCAGATTGAGGCAAAAGCCATTAGACACATTAGATGTAACACTGAACTGCGTAAAGCAGCAGAAGAATTAGGCATACCATGACATCAATTAGTAATCTTAGCCGTAAACAGATTGAATCCTTTCAGCAATCAGATGCGCGTATCAATATCTTCGAAGGGCCAGTAAGAGCTGGTAAGTCATTTAGCTCTATCATCCGGTTCATTGAGTTCTGTCGTAGTGGACCACCTGGCCTACTGTTGCTAGCGGGTAAATCTGAGAAGACCATCAAGAACAACATCATAGCCCCATTACAAGACCTCATAGGATCAGCTGTACAGTATCGTAGTGGTAAGGGTGAAGTATACCTATATGACAGAACCATGATGGTATGTGGAGCTAACGACGAACGAGCCGAGCAGAAGATACGAGGTAGCACTCTAGCAGGTGCATTGCTAGATGAAGCTACACTACTGCCTGAAAGCTTCTTCAAGATGCTGTTAAGCCGTATGAGCATACCTGGCGCTAAGCTCTTTTGCAGTACTAACCCGGATTCACCATACCATTGGCTGAAGAAGGAGTTCATCGACAGAAAAGAAGAGCTTGATTGCAAAGTATTTAGCTTTAACATTGATGACAATCCAAGTTTAGAAGATCAGTTTAAAGAACAGCTTAAGCGTGAATACAGAGGCCTTTGGTACAAGCGCTACATCGAAGGGCTATGGGTAGTAGCAGAAGGTGCGGTCTATGATTTCTTTGATGAGAAGACACATGTTATACCATATAAGCAAGCCAACGCCACGAAGTACATAATTGGTATTGACTATGGAACCACTAATCCATGCGTATTTTTATTAGTTGGATATAATAAAAATGCCTTCCCAAACATGTGGATCGAGAAAGAATACTATTACGACTCCAAGGTAGCTCTGAAGCAGAAATCAGATTATGAATATGTACTCGATCTCATTCAATTTATGTCAGGATATGCTATTGATACAATCTATGTCGATCCTTCAGCAGCCTCCTTAAAGCAGGAAATGATTAGGAATGGCGTCATGAATGTAATGGATGCTGATAATGACGTTATCCCAGGTATCCGATTTGTAGGACAGTTAATAGCTAATGGTACTTTGAAGGTCTGCTCTCAATGTGTTGAGACAATAAAAGAGTTCTCGACCTATGTATGGGATGAGAAGGCATCAGAGCGTGGTGAGGATAAGCCCGTTAAGAAGAACGATCACGCCATGGATGCTTTGAAATATTGTGTTTACACTCATTTCTTCCAGACACTTGGATGTAGCAATATGACAGAGCGTGAGGTTCTCGATATGGAGAAGCGGTACTCATATCGACTTGGTCAGTCAGCTTGATTTTTTATTTCTAGCTTCTTTTCTCTCCCAATATTCCTTAATCCAGACGTTCCAATCTGTTTTTAGTACATACAGAGACCACCCAACTTTCTTGAAAAGTTTATCAAGTCCATATAGATGCCTATTCGATATGTAGTAAAGCATCTGCGCTTTGGAAAGATGACCAATAGATATGATGTCTTTCGTCGTGTAATGAGTGAGTGAGGACGGCTTAATTATTTTCATGTTACAATGATAACATAATTTT